TATTGGTTCGATATCTAAATCTAAAAACACCGCATTTTGTTCTCCGGCGTGTAATCCCACAATATTATAATAATAGAATTCTTGTGCGTCTTCAATATCCATCAAATCTCTTTCACAAAGTATAGATAAAATTTTTGATTTTGAATAGAGGATTCTTCTACCATTCCCAAATTCCTCAACAATGCCTATTATCGCATCTTCTAATCCATCTAAAAGAATCGCACCTTCCGCATATTCGTTAATATTAACCAGCATTATTGTTTTGGTTTTGGTTTTTTCTTATACTTTTTTTTCTTTGGTAATGTTGTTTCTGTGGTTACAGCAGGATGGGTTGTTTTTTTATCCGACATCTTCGGTGTTTCACTTGTAGTGTCGACCTCACCCGCAATATCAATCTCAATTAAATCTGGATGGTTTATCTCAATCTCTTTAAGAATATTTTTTCTTTCGATTAAAGTTTCATTGATAAGTTCGTTAATCGACTTACCCGCGATGGTTTGTTTTTCTTTTTTACCAAAAAGTTTTTTGAATAGTTTTTCAAAAATGTTCATAGTTAATTGTTTTTTTCTAAATTGTTTATTTTTCGTTCTAAATACCACAAAGCCTTCTTTAAATCTTGGAGTTCTTTGTCGGAATCTTTTTTACCCGCTCTTGCAACATACTTTACAACATTAAAGATGTAAGCGTCTTTATCCAATCCCCAAGCTTCACATACTTTTACGACTTCGTAAATATTTTCTTTTCCCCCATAATGTTCTGGGTGGTTCACCATTTCTTTATTCATAATTTTACTTTTAAACATTTTTAATAACATAATAATCTTTAGAGTATTTTGATTCTTCTATAACACCTTCAGTTATTAATTTATCTAAAATTTTTCTTGTCTCATCAATCGATTCTTTAACAATGTGTCTTGATATGTAATCGATGTGGATTGGTTGTCTTAACTTAGACAACAACATATTAAATTGCTTTTTGTCCATTTAATTCTATTAATTTAACTTTTATTTCTTCTTCAGAAGTTCCTTTATTATACCATTCAAATACTTTTGATGATTCATTGTCCATAAAAATAAGAGCATCAGCCTTAAATAAACTTTTAAGTGTGACACCCCCATTTAAAAATGTTTTAATGTTATTTTTACCAATAAATCTTTTATTAAACCCCATATATTCTAATTTCATTCAAAAAATAAAAAAATATCACTGTTATGTCAAACTAATTATTGTATTTTTTTATACTCTCTATCTTTGTACTTTGAAACACATACGACATTAATTTTCGTTTGAATAGAGGTACTAGGGTTTCTTCAAAGGGATAGTTATCTGTTGATTTTACTTCAAAAACAGGTGAATATTTTTTTTGTTTTTCATTGAAGGTAGAAAACTCTTGAATAATTTGATTGAGGGTATATTCTTTTTTATTACCGTCATATATTAATGTTAAATCCGTATGATATTCATCAATCTCAGGTATTAATTTAGAAATAACATATTCCCAAACATATACTTTACCAGTTTTTTTATCCCCGTAAATCATATAACCGATTCCATTTTTCATAAATCGTTTATTTTTCTTAGCAGATATTGAAATGGTTTCATATATGAAACTCCAATAAGACTTAACTATGTTAAAGTAATCAAAAAACTTTGTTGTGGAGAATTTGACAATATTGTCAATCTCTTTAATTTCAGGTGCCGATAAAACGGGTAATTGTTTTGCCAATAAGTCTTTAACCAATACTTCATCATCATAAGAATGGAATACTTTATTGGTATACAATATAACATTTTCTTTTAATAAAGTTTGTAGACTTGCAAGGTGTAAAGATAATTCAATAAATGTTGGGTATAATTTATTTTGATTTAATAACTCATCAATTTTTTTAAAATATCCTAACAGAACATACTTCTTATGCTCAAAATCAATTGGTTCTTGGACTAACCAGTCCGTATCCATTAAAAATTTAATATTTTTTTCTTCCCCTATACTCATTTAATCCTTCCATTTTTTTAAACATAATTAATATTCGGGGAAGTTCAAGTGTTATCCGACTCTCATAACTATAAAATTATCTCCATCTACATCCACCTCATCATAGTTTCCGTCATATCCATTTAATATCTGTCCATAACCATCTGAATTAATAATGTCATCAATTGCAGACTCTTTGTCAAGATAGTCAGAGATGTTCATACCCCAATTTTTCATATAATCAACAATGTTTCGTTTAACATCCCTTAACAGTTCCTCAACTTTATCATCAATCATATCTTGACTTGGTTCCCCATCTGGTTCCATATCGTCAATTTGTTCTTGTAATGAATCAATGTGTTCTTGTATTTGGTCATACATTCTTGAATATTCCTCAGGTTCCTCAATTTCACTATCAAGATTTTCCTGTCTTTCTTCGTACTCAGCAATCTCTTGTTCTAATTTAGATTTCTTCTCTTCTTGTTCTTGACTTAATTCAAAATCGCCTTCATTGAAGTAAACATCAGGGTTTTCTGCAACATCATATTCATAATGGTCTCTGAAATAGTCTAATACCTCGTCTTCATCTATATGGTTTTCTATAAAAGATTCGTTAAAATTTTCAGGATTGTCTAAATCATCTTCTAAACGTTCTCTACAAGACTTTTCAACCTCATATTCAGTTCCAACCGCAAATTCCGCCCCGTCTAAATCATTATTACTAACAACTTCAAATTGACTCATACTATAAAACCCATAACGTTCTTGAGGAATTAAATTATAGACATCCATCATATCATTTATTTCATTAATTTCATCTTCAGTTGTCTCAATGTCCGCATAAATACCTTCCGAATCTTTACCTTCTTCGTCATATTGTTTTTGTTTTTCAAGAAGACTTTCCAAATATCTTTCAAGTTCTACTAAACGATTACTATCATCCTCAGTCCTAATTTTAATACCTCCGAAACGACTATAATTACCGTTTTCAATAACTTCAATAATCGCTCTTGCTCTATTTCCCTCGTCATCACTATTTTCAGGTGACCACTCATTATCTTCACGTCTTGATTGAGCTCCTGCAAGTTTTTCTTGTCTTATTTTTTGTCGTCTAATTCTATCAACACCACTATCATAATCACTAACTCTACCTTTAACATCAATGAAAGATATATCACTAATACCAGTGTTACTAATATCTAAATCACCTTCAACATAACCAACACCTTCCAAACTTTTAATTGGTAAACCCTTAACATTTAACTTACCTGTTATCCATATTTTTTTACCTCGATATTGTGGTAACAAACTAATACCCTTAGCATTATAACTAGCATACTTCATTATCTCAAGATATTGTTCAGGTGAAACTTTCACCCATTCATTTTCTTCTTCTTTAATAACTCGTCTAACCAATTTATTTAAGGTTGATTCCGATAATTTAATAATTTTACTCATACTTTATAAATATTGCAAATATAGTAAGTTTTCTGTTGACATTATAATTGTTTTGGAGATATTTATAAGTAATATGAGTTGCGGAATATATAAAATAAAAAATATTAAAAACGATAAAATTTATATTGGTAGTTCAATTAATTTGGAAAACCGAGAGTATAAACATTTTTGGATGTTAAATAAAAATATTCACGATAACAATCATTTACAAAATTCGTTTAATAAATTTGGTAAGGACTGTTTTAATTTTGAAATAGTCGAAATTTGTAATTTTGATGAGTTGATTGATAAAGAAAATTTATATATTACCAAATATAAATCGAATATTGTAGAATATGGTTATAATTTGGCAACCGTAAACGAATTTAGACGAAATACTTACAATGATGAAGTTAAAATTAAATTATCAAAATATAATTTAGAAAAAAACGGTAATTTTAATAAATATTCATTAATAAACATCGAAACTAATGAAGAATTTATTTTTGAATCATTGGTTGACGGAGCAAATTATTTAATTGATAATGGATTTGCAAAAGGTAAACCAAGAAACGTTAGGATGAGTATCTCAAATTCATTAAGAGGTGTGAAATTAAATAATGGTAAAAATAATAATGGGTCAATACGTAAAACTTGCTATAAACACAAATTTAAAATAATAAACTAAACTTAAAACTAACTAATTATGGGCGGATGCGGATGCAAAAACAAAGGTAATGAAACACCTCAACAACCTCAAACACAACAAAACCCTCCTCAACAGAGCCAAGTAACTCAACAATCTGTTCAAGAGACTATTAAAAAAACAATTGAAAAATATTATACCAAAAAAGGATAATATATTTTTAAGGGGTTAAAACATTTAAAGGGGACTATTTCCCCTTTTTTTATATTTATTAATATGAATATTGAAAAATTAAAAGAAATTATCGATGATGTTAATAGTGGAAATTGGGATGAGTATTCTCAGTTCTTCAATAATGATATTGGATTATTCATTAAAATCGTTACCAAATTTGGTTTAATTGATTTTATTGACCCAATGTCAGATGACTTACAAGATTATCAAAATGATGTTTTATACGCATTAGTGAATGAAAATCCTGAAAAATGGATTAATTTTATTTGTGAAAATGTTATTGATAGTGACTTAATTAAAAAAGGCGATGATTGGTATCTTTATTTGAACGACCAAGAAGATTTATCAGAATTATTTTACGATGGACGTGAGTCAACAAAAGATTTAGTTAAAAGTGTTTTTAGTGACGACCACTGGGAACCGTATTGGGACACTACAGATGATATCTATAGAGATGTAGTTGAAGAGTTAAATGATAAAAATTTAAAAAAACTATACGAAAAAATATTAAACGAAGTTGAGGGTGAAACAATATCTACTGATACTGAATATTTGGAGGATTTGGATGACTCAGGTTCTGGTGAAATTGTTATAACTAAAGAAAACTTTGGTGGAATGTTTGGTGACGAACAAACTCTTAAATACATATTAAAAGAATATTCTAATGATATAAGACAAGAGTTATATAATTTACATAGCAACTGTTATAACTCAGCATATGAAAATGAAATTTATGAAGACATATGGGATGAGTTATCCACATTTTTTGAAGGTAGAAGTCAATGGGAGTCAAGACCTTATAAATACGACACAACAAAAACTCAACACTACGTTACTGTAAAGATTAGAGATATCGCTGGAGATATTAAACAGTTCCTGTCTGAAATGAAGGGTTCTTATTCACAAGATAATTTAGAATATTACGGTTCATATATGGGAATGTTAAAGAATGGTATGAATAATGATGTATGGGAATACTTAGATTTCAGAATACCTGATTATCCAGATTCAAGTAAAGTTGACGCGTGTATTAACGAAGATTTTGAAAACTATTTTTAATGATTAAATTTACAGACATATTAAATGAATCTACTAGAGTTAAGTTGGAACCTGAATTCAAAAAAATTCTTAACAATGTTGTTGATGTTATATTCAAAAAGAAAAAACAATTTAAGAAGTATACCCCAATTACTACCATACCAATTACTATTGAGGATGGTACTCCAGGTGCCGTAGAGATTGTTGTCGACCCATCGTTAGAGCATTACGGTTTGTTAGATAGTAAATGTGGTGAGGATTGCACAGACCCTATGGAGTTAATTATGAAAATAAATCCAAAAAAAGTTACCAGTAGAAAAGGGTTATACCAAACAATATATCACGAATTACTTCACAGTACTGACCCTATGTTAACTACCAAATCAACAGAATCGTTTTGGGATACTTATGACCCTAAATTCGATGAAAAGTATTGGGGACATCCTCTTGAATTTAGAGCAATAACTAATGAGTTTCTTGAAGGACTTGTAAATGAATTCACATTAAGACGTAATCGTATCACTAAAGAAAATTCGATTATAACATTACAAAAATCTTTAAAAAATATTCTTAACCATTTCTCAAATGGAGAACCTTTATCAAACTTATCTTTAGACATAATCAATGGTATGTATGGCGGTGGAGAACACAATATTTTAAGAAAAACTCTTGATGATATTGTAATTGACAATCCTGATGTTGCAAATTTAATGTCCAAAAAAAATAATTTAGATTATTTAAAAATTATAAATTTGGTTAAACAACATAGTGGTGAAAATTGGAAAAGATTTTTAGGGATGTTAGTTAAAACTTCTGACGAAATTAAAGAAATACTTAAGTAGTTAAATTATCTATTTAACATATTGTTATATTTTTTTATATTTTAAAAAATACAACAAATGAAGTTAATTAAATACAATTCCAAAAAAGGTATCGTCAATTTATTCTCAGATTATATCTTACAAAAAATAGATAGAAGTTTAAATTCTATAATACAGATTACCGATTTAAATAATTTTTTCATCATAAATGGAATTACCGAATCACAGGTATTATTAGATATTTCCAAAATAAAAGATGAATTCATTTCCGAATATAGTGGGTTATTAAAAGACTCAGGATATTCTGAAAACATAAATACAATGGATTTAATTCAATATGGTAAATCTTTTATTGAAGGTGATAACCGACATTTATGGACAACCTTTTATAATTCAACTAGACCGATATATCATACCGAAGTTATGATGTCAAATCTTTCAAATAAAGAAATTCAATCAATAGATTATTCAAATGGATTGGTGTATGAAATAGATTACACTCAATCAATCCTTCCATCCAAATTTACAATTGCACCAATACAAATGACATCAGAATTTCCTCACGGATACAGTCTTTCTATGGGTAGAACATTGTTCTATTACTCTGAGTATATCGCAAATCAAATCTTAACTCCATCGATAGCAAATCAAATGGATATACTATTAACTAATAAAGTTACTAATGGAGAACAAGTGATTGATTTTAAATTCGATTCACTAATATCTGAAGAGAAAATTAAATCAATGGTATTAGATATCTTTGATTTTGATTTTGAAGGGTTTAATAAAAAAATTGAATCTTATGATTTTTGTGATGACATAAAAAAACCAACCGAGAGTAAACCCTGGTTGGTTATGGATAAACATCCTAATGATTTGTTGGTACTTTAAACTCGTTTAGAGTATCCAACTATTTGATAAAAGTCTTTAGTACCTTCACAGTATTCTTTAACCAAGTTAAGTAAACTACGGAACATAAATGCTCCCGTAGTTTGTTTCTCACATAAAGAGAACAACTCAATAAACGCGGTTAATGTTTCAATACTATAATAACCGTACCCTTGTAAGGTTGAGTATTTTGTAGTCATAAGTGTAGGATGTTTTAAACTATACTTATCCCTATCTTCAACTGATTGAAATGGTGTTGTTTCATCATACACCTTAATCATATCATTAACATAGTTTAACAACGTAGTTTTATTAACCTCAGCCTTAACTAACAAATCAACAATCCAATGAGTATGAGAGGGTGTTCGTAATCGTTTACCTTCTTCCTTATATTTTACGATAAAATCTAAATCAGGTCTAGTACCTCTAGACCCTTGGTATATCGCCAAATCAGTAACATTATCCGTCCTCCAATATCTTATTGGTTTGTGGGTTTCCCCTTTTTTATTGAATGTTAAACTTTTCATAGTTTTCTTTTATAATTTTAACTCCGTCTTCAATCTCATCGTAATCCCTTTCAGGTGCAAAAAACTTTGTGTTGTGGTTTTCTCCATCTGTTTCAATAATCATAAACGCAGGAACGAATTCATTACCACCTACAGCCTTTTTGAATAAATCGTATTCCTCCATTTCTTCATCAATATCTCTCACTATAAATGGAATATTTTCGGTTTCAAGTTGTTCTTTCATCATTACACAAAATGGACATCCTTCCATACTGTAAATAACTATTAATTGTTCCATAAAATTAGTTTAATCTTTCAGAAAAACTCATTATCACGCTAGTTTGTTTTAAACCAACTTCTGTAAAAACTTCACTTCCTTTATTAAATCCTTTAATTGTTGGGACACTTCTAATACCTAATTGAGATACTAACTCAGAGTCATTTTCAATATTAAAAGTATATAATTGAACGTCAGAGTTCTTATCTTTTAAGTTATTAGACGCCAATTCAAACATTGGTTTCATAGCGGTACACGGTCCACACCAAACGGCCCAGAAATCAACAATTAATTTTTCTCCGTTATTTATTTTTTCTTTTAATTCTGCACTTGTAATTTCCATAATTTTATTTTTGTTTTTTTAATCCGTTTATATAAATTTTAATTTCTTCGTATTGTTCTACCTTATAGATGATTTTTATTTTAAATTGATGACTCAAATCCCCACCATCTCTACTTAAATAAATATAATACCCGTTGAAATGTTTAAAGATACCTTCATTATGCTTTAAGTCATTTCCGTATTTAGATTCCAAATACACTGGAGTATATTTCGCCTCAAACTTTTCATTATTTAATAAGTTAACCGGTGTCATCGATTCAATCGTAAAGGACAAATCCATTATAGAAAATAAACCATCTAATGAGTTGTAAAAT